AAGTGTAAGATTAGCAGCCGTTAACGTGGAGTTCGTTATCTGTGTCTTGAGTTCGTTGTATAATGTAGTGCCAATCTTGTGCTGGATGTGAATGTCCTGACACATCAATACCACAGGTCGCAGATATTTGAAGTCGATATTCTCGTGAAGGAGCGTGTTGTCCTTGAGAAACGTCTCTGATATGAATAGTACGTTAGCCATTCTTCTTAATTCTCATAAGTTTCTGCTCCCAGTAGTGTCGGCAATGGTAAGACTTACCCCAAAAGCCACCGCCTCGCATCCATACGTTTCTATTTTGACTTACTCCGATGTCCTGAATCTCGGTTAACTCCCAAGTTCTATTCTCCTTTTCAACTAATTCTATCAGTTTCCTACAAAACTCTCGTGTGGTTGGAATGATAGCACCTCCAGCAACACCCGGTCTTTTTGCATACACGTAACGGATAACGAACTCTTCTTCGACTGGTGGTATTTCTTCAAGCAACCGCTCGCCTTCTTTCGTTACCTCAACAGTTCTTTGCGTAGAATCAAGCACCTCGTCTATTGCTATCTTGATAGCGTTCGCTTCGTTCAATCTTTGAAGCCCAGCCATTACCCGTTCAATGGATAACTGTAGCTGCTCGGCTATTGCAAGGAATGGAGTAGCTGGGTTCTCCTTTAGGATGTTCAGGATAGCCGTATCAAGTGGGTCTATCTCAGCAAACCAATACTTTCGGTTCAATTCCTCGTGAAGTCTCGCGGAGGTTTCAGATTCAAAGTTTAACGCCTTGCCATTTCCGACTGGTTCGTAATCCGTAGAACCGCAGTTCTTGAAGTACTCAATAAGAACATCGTCCTCATCCTTTGAAGTCTTTGCAGCTTTTAGTGGTTGCTCAAGTTTAGGAAGTCCGATTTTCTCGCGTATTTCCTCTTGCGTCATTACGCTAACAACCGTGTTCTCGCTGAACTGAATAGATATCGGCTCGGTGTCTTGAATAAACAGACGGTTCGAAAGTCCTTGCAATGCTGCCAACTCATTGAACACTCTTTCGATGAACTGCTGTCGGTTGTTCACGTAGGTGTTTTGGAATAACTCAAAGCTGTCTACCAATTGGTTTCTGCTCGTGAAGATTCCGTCCTCTTTGATACCAAATAGTGCTGGGTCAGTTACTTGATGTCCAGCGTATATTTCCCTTTGAACGGTCTTATTTAAGATGTCAAAACGCTTGTCGAAGTCGTTACCATTAAGCTGCTGGATTTCTACTCCTCTGTCGCGTGAATCGGCAAAGTTCAGAACGATTGAATTAGCGTTATCCGTGCCTGTGAACTTGTCCTTTATCTGTCGTTCGATTTCCTCTTGCTCCTCAAGTGTCGGCTCTCCGTTGTAGAAAGACACAATCGTGCCTCCGACAAAGTTATTTTTGACAGCGTTCAGATGGAAGTTTGCTATTTCTACATCAAGCTCAATGTAACCCGTTGACCCTAAATAGGTCGGCAATGGGTAGTATTTGCAGTCAGGTGAGTAGCCTTTGACGTAAAGTAGCTGTTTGCCGCTCGGTTCTTTCCAATTGAAAGCGTCTATTTCCTCAACGACAGGGTTGTGTTTCTTCCAATCTTCGGAGTAGTAGTACTTCGTACCGTCCTCATTTGACCGATAACGTGCAAAGTCTGCATGATAAATAGCTGCTATCTTGTCGTTCAGTTGGTTGTAAACGATTTCTAACGCGAAGCCGTTATATAACTCGTAATCAAGTGCAACCTTCTCAAGGATGTCGTTAAGGCTCTCGTATTGGTTAGGCTCGTTGATGAACTGCTGAAGCCTTGCAAGCCCCATCGTGTCCAACCTTTCCGCATCTACTGACCAGCCCTGACCAACAACGTAGTCCTTTTTGGAGTTGATAATAGCGTGATGCTTGGCACTTCTACGATACAGATTAAGAAGGTACTCAGGGTAACGGTTCTTGTACTCGCCTTCGTCTCCGAACAGAATCCAATCCTTACCTCTCGCTTCTTTGAAGGTCGGTACTTTATGCGCTCCGAAGTTTAGAATTTTAAGAGCCATACACTACATAGTTTGAGTTGCCGCCTGAGTAGGTGGTTACTGGTGTTGTTGTTCCCGTTACTTTCACAATACCGCTTTCGAGTTCGGTCAATCCAGTCGGGTCTAAATTGGTAGCTGAAGAGTTAGCGTAAACGAAGTACCGCCATTGTCCCTCTGTTGGAAGTTCTACCTCCGCGTTCAGATTGTCCGGGCTTGTCTGTTCTGTAATAGTGAACTTGTTAAATCGCTCAGGGTAGCTACTTGAATCCGTAGCAATGCAGTACTCCACCGCCTCCGTGTTGTCGCTTTGGAACTTGAACAGGTAGTAAGCAGCCGTTCCCTTTTCAGTCAGGGTCAAAGCTATCTCGTTTGCGCTATTTCGTTCGATGTTGATCAAACTGCTAAAACAACGTATTCGATGTCTACGTCTGCCGTGTCAGCTTGTGCACTGATGTTGTCAATGTCCACAAATGCACTGAATGCTCCGGGTGTAGCATCTGCATCCATCGAGCCAGTTGATAGCATGAAGGTGGCTCCAGCATCAACCTTTACATCTGCGGTTGCGCCTCCGCTCTTTTTGAATCTTACACGAATGAAGTTAGTGTTATCCAAGTTAGTGATGCGGATGTACTTAACAGATGAACGTACGAACTTGCCTTGTCCGTTGTTGGTGTTCAGTTCGATAATGTCTATCTCATTAGCCGAGTCAACGGTCATAACTCTACGGTCAGCTTCTGCGATATTGTTAATCGTGCGCGTATGAGTGCCGCCTCTGTCCACTCCTCCGAGTGTTAGACTTTCTACAATTTGAACCGTTGCGGTTGCTGGTGTTACGGTCGATGCCATGCTTGTTTTTATTTAAATAGCAAAAAGACGAAATTGTGCCAAACGAAAAAGGGTCAGCGTTAGCCGACCCCCTTTCAACAGAACAATGAAAAAGAGAAAGTGTGAAGATACGAATTAGTTTGTAATCGCAGTTACGTCTGCGGCATCAATCTCAACCATCGGTTCAGCTTCGAGTCCCGAGAATGTCAAACTGTAACCGCTTAGATCCGCAAAAGCCGTACCCGTTGCAGAAGTTCCAGCGTTGAGTTCAAGACCATTTTGGTAACCAACAACCCAGTAAGTACCATCGTTAGTTTCTACGATAGCCACAAGTCTTTGTTGAGCCAATACCTTGATTTCGTTGCGCTTATCAACATCCAATTTTGAAAGCACTACAACCAACTCAGGCGTGAAGTAAACAGTACCGTTCTGACTGTTGCCGTTAATGGTTTCGGTCAACGAGGAAGTTTCCTTTAGCTGCTCGTACTTGTAGAATGTAGGCGTTCCTGTGATTGATGTAACAATTCCAGCAGGAGCGACAGGGTTTAGTGCAAGATAGTCAGCAAGGTTCGCAAATCTAACACTCTTCACCCCTCCAACAGCATCGCGGCAATCGAGGTCATATGAGTAGCTGAGTGCGCATCCAGTATATGCCATGTTTTTAGTTTTTAGAGTGAAGGGGCGACTCGAAAGCCGCCCCGATTAGATTAAAGAGATACAACAGAAATTTGGTCAGGGAACGCAACCTGTGCGCCTACTGTCAATTCAACCGCAATTCTGAAGACACGATCATCCATACTATACCAACTCATTATTGAACTTGCATCAGAATCCAAGTCAACGCCCACATACATATTGCTGGTACGTGCAAGGTAAACATCGTTCACAGCAGTTAGTCCGCTTGTTGCTTGAATCCTCAAGTTAGTACCCGGAAACAACATTGACAAAGAACCCATTTCAGTTTGGTAACCTTGAAGTTGCCCTCCAGCGGTTGCAAGACCCATTCCGTTTTGAATGGCAATAGCCAATTCTCTGAACTTGTCAGCACCTACGAATACAACAGCATCATCATTTTCGATAACTGCATCAGCAGCCGCAGCATAAACTCTTTGAACTGCCTCTATCATGTTTCCAGCGTTCAATGCTGTTGATAGAACAGTAGAATCAACGTAAGAAGCAGTATTCGCATCAATGTAAGATGCGCCAAGAATGGCATCACGGAAACCGTTGAAGAATTGGTAGTTGCCTGTTCCGTTAGGAAGAGTAGAAGTTTTGGTTGCCCCGTTTACAGATTTCCAAATCATCTTCTCCAACTCAGCAGCAATCTTCTCAACAAGGTAGTTAGAGAAGAACTCCTCGAAAGGAATTGTTTCGTAATGCGCTCCTGAAGGTAGTTGAGTTCTAAGGTAAACTGCTTCAAGTTCCTTTGGGCAGAACTCCATGTTCAACTTAAGTTTAGCTGGGTCTATGAATCTCTGCGTTAGAGTGATGTCTCCATCTTCGTTCCAAGCACATCCGCTTCCATCTTGGAAATTAATATCAATGTCAGCTAAGTTGATAGCACTCTTTCCCTTGACTCCAACTTGTTTTTGGGCAATCGCCATAGTTGGCGAAGAAGTTAGTGCTTTAGCAATTAGCGGAAAATTCTGTTCTTCAATGTAAGCCTGAAGTCCGCTTGTTAGTGGTGATGGTGAAAATCCCATTTTAGTATAATGTTTTTTGGTTTATTTCTTTGTAATAGCCGCTCTCATCTTCTCAGCGATTTCGGCATAGTTAGTTCCTTTATTAAAAGGGTTTGGTACTTTTTTGGTTGGCTCTTCCTTTGGAGTAGCTGCCATCTTCTCAACGATGTCGGTGATCAGACCAACAGCTTTCTCTATGTCGCTTACTTTTTCAGTCTTTGCAAACTTGGCAACCTCTGACTGAATTAGAGTGGCAACTGAATCCATGATGTCCAACTTGAACGCCTCAGGGTCAAATGCAGCAACTTCTTCCTCAGCAGCCATTTCTTCCTCTTTCTCCTCTCCTGCTTCCTCTTCTACTTCAGGCTCAAGAATCTCAACGATAACACCGCCTTCAGTTCTTACGATTTCACCTGACTCAAGTTCGTGCTCTCCATCTGGAGCTGGTACTACTTCAGCATCCTCACCTACAACGGCAACAGATGCACCGATTTCCAAAGCTGGTTCAACTCGGACGATAGTACCGTCCACAAGTTTAGCATCAACGAAAGCCTCTTCGGTTGTATCGCTAAAAAGTAGTTTCTTGATTTCGGGCAATTTTGACCCTACAAGTTCTGAAATGTTCATGCGTGTTTTTTTAGTAAATAGCAATTCTTGGAAGGTGTGCCACTTGGCTATGCCCGTAGTGCTTTCTCCACCTCCTCAATTATCATCTTGTCTACGTCCATTTGTCGGCTCTCGCTGAACACTCCCTCGACTGAGAAACCTTTGAAAGTGCCGTCCTTTACTTGCGCCCAAACCTCATCGTTGTCGACCTTGTAGCTTACGAACCAAGAGCCGTTCGGTGCTTTATCGAAACCTTTAGGCGTTGGTTTCATTTCGTCAATTAGGAAAGATTCAAACATAAACACGCCTTCTACGTCCGTTGTGTGGTCTAAGTTAGTTGCGTTGGTCTTGCCTTCTTTCATAAACTTGTAAGCTATCTTACGTATGGCATCCGAGTCAAATACTACGTAATACTCGCGCCCGTCCTCGTCCTTTCTGTATATCGGATAGTCGGCAGTCATACAAAAACCGCTTATTATTCTCTTCTCTTCATTTAGCGAAAACTTCTGCTTCTTGTTGAACGCCATCCAATTACGCTCAATGGCTGGATGGTCAACTAAAGAGATAGCATCAAGACCCGTTTCGTGGTCTTCATCAATTGTCAGGTAAATTACAGGTAGCTTGTTCATCCTCCGAATGTTGCTTGTGATTCTATTTGGTTTACGTTGTTTTGGTTGCCCGTTACTTCTGTCTCTACGACATAGGCTTGTATCGGTGCGAGTTGGGCTTGTTCAGCTCCTCCGAGTTCGGTTGTGTTTGTGGTTACTGGTTGAATAGCTGGAGCTGATGTTATTTGCGGAGGTGTAGGTGCAGATGCAGAGCCGCCCGGTACGTTAGCCGTATTGAGTGTAGCAACTGCTGAAGATATACCAGCTATGACCGCAGCGACACCCGTAGCAATAGCCGCTATGTTCGCTGGAAAAGGCCCAGTCTTTTGCGCTTGTGCAATTGCGCCCGTGATAGCTGTAGCTGTGTCGATAGCTATTTGAGCAATGGCTAAAGTCTTTTGTATTGCTACCGCCTGTTTTGAATTGTCTCCGCTCGCCTCAATTAAACCTCCCAAAGCACCAAGAATATCGCTCGTCCCCCTCAATCCAGCTTCTCGTGCTTTCTGTTTTTCTTCCTCTGCTTTTATAGTTTCCGCAACGTCCTCATCCCTGAACTTCTTACGTAGTTTTGCAAGTGCTTCTTGCTTTGCGCCTTCTATGTCTGTCTCTGTGTCCCCAGCTAAACGTGCTTGTTCGGCAAGTGCTGCGTAATGTTGTTCAAGTTCAAGAAGTTCAAGTTCTCGGTCAGACTTCTCAACCTTTGCTAACTCTTGTCGAATGTCGAATAGTTCCTTTTCAAGTGCCACTTGATTGGTCAACTGCTCCGACCTTTGCCCCTCTGTCCTTTCGTAGATGTCAACCAGTTCTGTTTGCGCTTGGATAAGGCTAACGGCTTGCTCCTTTGAGATGCGGTTAGCCTCAACCTCCTTCATTATCTGCTCCTCGTTCATCGCGCTTGCGTTGGTTATACCAGTATAAGCTGCGATTTGAGCATCTATTAGTTTGAGTTTATCAGAAGCCGATTGTGTTTCAAGTTCCGTCTGTTCGGTCAATATCCGACCGAGTTCTTCGTTTGCTGCAACCCTTACCGCTATCGTATTGGTTACATCGTCCCTTATCTGCCTTTGTGCCTCCGCTTCTGCTTGGTATGCAAGTTGCCTTTTCGCTCTTATAGCTTCTGAAACCTCCGCTTTCTTTTCAAGGTTAACAAGTTTGTCAGCTAATGCAGTTGCATTGTTTACCGTTTGAACAACTGTATCATAAGCCTCTTTTACCGTTGATGTTATGGCGTTGACTACCTTGTCTGTCTTCTCTGCCGCATTAGCTTGCTCTTCGATTATCTCAGTTTGCCGCCTTGCATTGTCGGCTAACAACTCTGCCGCTTCTTCTGTATCTCCAGTCAAAAGATTATAGGCAACTCTCAGATTGTTAACCCCAATCATCAACTTGTCAACGGCTACGGCAACTTTACTTTGGAAGATGTCCGCTATGTCGTTGGCTATATCTCGGATGCCTTTGGTTGCATCAAGGAAGTCCTCAAGTGCCTCTTGTGGTCGCGTGAACACTTTAATCAACCATTCGCCAAGTGGGACAATTGCATCGTTGATAAGTTTGCTTGTAATCAACTCAATGGTAACGAGTGCCTTCCCTAAGAAGTCTGCCGCCTTTTGGTTCTTTCCGAGTGCATCCTTCAAATAATTCAACGCTCCGATTATCAGCGTGAAGATTGCTGCAGCTTTGCCGACTGCCTTAATAGCCGTCCCAACTTTGTTGAACCCACTCCTAACTAACCCCGCCCCTTTTTCCGAAGCCTTGAATCCAGCCTCGATTTTCTTGGTCATCTCCTCTTGGGCGGCTTTGACCTTTTCGAGTTCCTCCCTTAACGCAATGATGTCGTCATTGGCTTCGCCCGTTTTAACGTCTACCTCTATCGCTACTTTGGTCGCCATTAAGCTGGTATAAGTCTGTAGTTAACGAAAACGGTTATGTCTGCATCTCCAGCAGTTGGGTTTCCTGTTGGAACTTGCACCAACAGGTCAGCGTTTGCTATCACTTGTGTGTCTGTTGCGCCAGTTGAACCGCCAATTGAAAACCTTCGGACAGATGTAACGGATGAATTTAAAGCAAATAAATTTACCGCTTGCTTGACGGTTGCTCCACTACATATCAACTCAAGACCTACATTGGTCGCATACGGTGCGCCCGGGCTGTCAATCTTCACACTTGCAGAAACGACCTCAATGGCATAATTAGCAACGGCGCCGACAATGGTCAACGGTGTAGTGTTCAGAGTTAGAACGTCCGCGCTTGCAATGGTCAAAGAAGCAGAGCCACCTAAACAAACAACTCCGCTATCGTCCCGTGACCAAAGAACGCCATCGGCTTGGTTGAAGAACAACTCGCCTTTGTAGATGTCCGTAGCCACCCAAGTGCCATCGGTGTGGTCGTTGCTACTTGGAACTGTTGGAACGGTTGCCGTTACCGTTGACCGCTTAATTTTAATTCGTGAATCCTGTGTTGCCATTATTGTTCGCCCCCTTCTATTGTGTAAATAGCTATTTCTGAAAATTGTGTCTGAACGATGTCCTCGCCTCCATCGACCGTGAAGATATTTGTGCCTCCATTCAATGACCTGACCTCATTCTCTCCACCGTCCAATACCTCCACGTTGTCCTGTTCTTTTCCGTTAACAAACGTCTTGTTTGACTCTGTTACAATGACCCCGTTGGTGTTTATCAGTTGGACGTTGTGCAGCCCTCCAGCTACTCGGTTGTCGTTGCCGAATATGGTGATGTTGTTCGAACCCTCTCCTATCGTGTTTCCGCTTCCGACTATTTTGAAAGCCGTAACGCTATCGCCTACTCTGTTGTCCGCTCCGCTTACCTTGCCCTGAAAAGGTGGGTACTTGTTGCCGTTGGTCTTTATTTCGGTGGAAGGCGAAGGCATCTTTTCCTTTTCAAGATAACCACCAGCGTTCAGGTTCTTGCCCCGTTTGTTGAAGGTTACCGCATCCTTGACCTTTATCAACTCCACCTTCGTTAGCCCCTCTTTGAACGGGTTGTAGTTCATTACCTTGTTGAGCCTCCAGTAGCTGTTGTCTATCACTATTTGGTCGCGGAAATCAAGCGTGTTTATGTCGGTCGGTTCAAGGTAGAACATTCCTGTCATTACCTTGCTGTCCTTGTCCGTTACCTCGTTGATATAGTTACGGTGATATATGTTGTAAAGGTTCGCGTTTGTTACTTGCAGCGTTCCCGTGTAACTATTCGCTTGATAGAACAACTCCAAAGGCAGCCCGAAGTTGATGTCGACCGTTGGCGTTATCGGGTTATCCCAATGACCAGCATAAGGGTAAGTATTTTGAACAAGTGTCGGGTTGAAGTAACTTGCCAACTCCCAAGATGGATTGCTTGGAAGGTTCTGAAAGTATAGAATACGAATGTTGGCATCCGTAGGTTGTGCGCCTTCCGAAATGTCTGCATCGTATATTTTCGGAATCAGCCTGTTGCTTGGGTTGTCATTGACCAATGGCGAAGGAGAAAAGATGACCTCTACCTCTTTGGAACTCTGTACGAAATCGTTATCTATTTCGATTCTTGCCCTTCCGTAAACGTGTCCTCTGTTGTTTTGATATCGGTCGTTATAATAGTCGCCATCCTCCGAATAGGTGTAGATGTATTCCCTATCGGTAAGAACTCCCAAAGGCTCAAGCGTTATGTCTCTGTCCCTTGCCAGCTTATACGTCCAATCCTTTGTGCCTCCTTGTGAATAGAACGTGTCCCGTGTTTCAATCAGTAGGTTCTTCTCGTTGTTCGGGTCGACCTCAACAAACAAGTTGAACATCTTGAAAATCGAGGTCAGGAAGTCTGCCATAGTGCAGTCAGGTGCAATGGTTGAAAAGTCCAAAAGGTCGCCCTCAAAAGCGTCTATGATAGCCTCATTGTTGAACTCCGCCTCCGTTGCTGTTATCTCAAAGTCTGTGAAGAAGTTTGAAAGCGAAAGTATCTGTCCTGTTGGTGCGCTTATTATCAGGCTCTGATTGTCTACCCACAAACGATAGTACACCCTATCTCCAGCAAATAGAACCTCTTCAGGTGCTGTTAGTGCAATACTGAATGTTTGCTCTAAGTAGCTTCCCGTTTGAATCGGAAAAGTTGTTTCCGTTAGAACCGTTTGCTGTCCGTTAGTGTCTACCTTGAATATCTGAGCCTTTAAATTAGAACCCGTAAGGCTGTATACTCTGGTCACAGAAGCCAAGTCCCTCTGAACTTTTATAGTTGCCGTATGGTTGAACGTATAAAGCCCAGTTTCAGGAACGAGATAGTTTAACCCTGTTGTCGTGTAATTGTTTCCTGAATCGAAACCTCCACCCGTTGAGTCGTTGCTTATGTCGAGCGTTTTGTAGTATAAACCCGTTGATACATTGAACCAATTGGTAAGAATCGTTTCTGCTGGAAGCAACGCCCGGAATAGTCTGTTCTGACTTTGCGAACTGTCAGGAAGCAATGACTTTCCTGTGAAAGGTACTATCAACTGATTCCAAAGCGTAGACCCGAAAAAGCTGCTCGTGTAAGTAAATCCAGCAAAGTCAAAAATCTTGTTCAGTATCGTCTTGGCGAATATCGCTGGTCGTAGGTCATTCGGATAGAATACTCGCCCCGTGTTGTTAAACTCTATCCGCTTACCGTAGTCAATGTATGGGTAAACGTAGCCGTCCGTGTTTGACCAACTGCTGACAACATTTGCCTGAGTCAGTTCGTGGTTCAGGTCGCTGAAGTCAAGTTCCTCGTTTATCTTCTTGTCTCCCAACACCGAAAAGATGTTGACCAGCTTACCGATGAACACGACCTCGTAAGTGTAGGCGTGTCCCTTTTGAACTATCTTGCGGAGCTGTACAACCCCAGCCATGACCTCCACACCGTCGGCTATTACTCGCGCCTCCGCTTTCTTATTAGGATTAAAATTAACACGTATGTTAGTAGTGTTAGCATCGTAGTCATTTGAGATGTTAACGTCGTATATGTGCCCAAACAGTTGGTCGTTGTTTTTTGTTGCCGGGCACTTGATGGTCTTGGAGTACTCCGTGCTTCTTTTCTCAGGGTTGCGTATGTCTGCAATGCCGTAATTAAAGGAGAAATCGAAACCCTCGAAAACGTCTAACCGATAACCCTCTATTCTAACCTCAACCACGTTGTCGTCTGTTTTTAATTGCGTAATTCAACTCAAAGGTGTACTGCATCAACTTGTCGTTCAGTGATGTCTTGCGCTGGATTCTTCGAGGGTCAAGGCTTACGGCTATCAGTTCGTTGTCCTCCTCGATGTAAACATCAGGTGATGTGGCTAAGTCCTCCATCCAAAGGCTTTCGTCCTCGCTTAAATAGTCGGTGTTGATTGTAACCTTTTTGTTGAGTGCCACGTTGTAGTCTGTCGTTCCTCTTGCCCTCGTGTCGTAGATGTACGCAAAGCCTGTCCAGTTGTGATGCTGTTGCTCGTAGGTATCTTTCTTTATATCGGTAGTATGAATTGACTTCATGTTAAAGTTGTGCGCGTCATAGCCGCCTAAACGGTTAAGCCAAACCACCCTGACAGGTGTGTATCTTGAACACTTTTCGTTCACGTTGAAAGTGAACCGCTCCGATGTTTGGGCATTAGTGTTGTCCTCCAGTTGGATAGTGTAGGATGCAGCACCAACGAGAGCTGTAGAAGGCGTAGAACCAAGCAGCGTATCTGTGTAGAGTGCTGGGTCGATATTGGGAATGTCGTGCGTTCCTACTGGAATCCTGAAGTATATTTGGTCGAATGAATCTGCAACCGTTATAGGGTTGTCAACCTTTCCGTTAGCCAATAACGTACCCGTTGCATTGTAGCCTGAGTATGCTTTGATTTCATACTGATAAGCTCCGAACCGTTCGTTTGCAATGAAGTAAAGGTGATAGCTTTGGTCGCTGTCTATTCGTATTGTTCTCGGAGAATCGGTAAGGAACTTCTTTGTGATGCTTGGCGTGTTGTTCATCGTGTAATCCGTGAAATCAAACGTCAGCCATTCCAGCTCGTTTCTGACTCCGTTCCATACACTCTTTAGCCCTGTTATGAATAGGTCGGTATTCTCGTAAACCCCTTGAGCGTTCTTGTCCTCTTCCTGAAGTGCAAGGATATACTCTTGGTGCATTCCGTTTGATACAAAGAAAGCGTCATGGTTTGCGCCTTTGATGTCTATCTGACCTTTGACGTAACTCTGCAAAAATCTCGAAGGGTCAAAAAAACAGGTCTGATAATTAGCCCCGTTATTTGCTCTCGTTGGGTAAACGGTAACTCTGCCAATGGCTGGACTGATAGGATAGTCAGGTGGAAGTATTGAAACCTTGAACCTTACGGTCGGTGTGTTCCTCGTGGTCTTCCAAACCCATACGTTGTCGTTGAACGCTGTGTTGTAGTCGGCTGGTTCGCCATTTGGATATGTCAAAAATATAGCCATTAGCTTTCGATGAGTTTCTTTATTTCTTCAAATGTCAATTCAATATCCTCCGCAAGTGCAGCTTCAACTACTCCCGCGATTTTAGGCGTTACCTTGTCAAAGGCTGGTTGTAGCCAGTTCTTGGGCTTGATTC